GACTTTTGCAAGACCCTGCTGCGAAAAAGTCGCTTTTTGTTGTGATCGTGTTCTCACAGCGCAGAGAAGAGAGTCGCTATCAAGCCGCTTAAAAATGGCGCACATAGCCCGCCAGTAATCAGCGTAGTTATGGCACCAGTTATCAGGCTTAACGCCACACAGGGCTGCAAGATCCTGGTGCTGGTATACATACTTACCCGCCAACTCTGCTTTCACGTCCTGCGCCGCCAGCCAGATAAGCTTCTTCAGGCGCTCCATCGTCTTGCCTGCCACCTTCTTTGCGCCAAGTTGCTCACGGAACTCCGCCCACGCCCACTGGGTGATCGCCACCTGGTGCTCCCAGCAGATATTGTCGCTGTAGTTCCACAGCAGCCACGCTTTCTGGTGGTCTTCCAGCGACAGCAGAGCCCGGCGCCAGCTTGCCGTCGAATACTCAACGGGAAGAACGAGAGCGATTGATGAACCCTTAGCACGTGACTGGCTGCCACTCATCGGCGGGCCGTCCGGGTTAACCATTTTTTGCTTCACCTCGCTATATACCTTTTTCCTTCCCCGGCTGCGCGCCGTAGCAGTGAATTGCGCGTTCTCTGCAAAGGCCACCAGTTGCCCTTTCGTCGCACCGCTCAGATCGGCGGTGGCCACTATCAGCTGCTGGCGAACAAATTCCAAGTATTGAGCTGTCATGCTGTCTCTCCCAGGCGCTTATAGATACGGACGAAATTGCGTAATATTTTGTAGTCAACCAGTACGGTGCCGCGGCTACGCAGGAGGCGGAGCTTTTGCCAGCGGTCGCGGATGCGTTCGATAACGTCGTGGTTCATGCGGCCTCCCGCTGTTTCAGTGCTTTGAGCTTGGCGCGGTACTCATCGCGGATACGAATAAAGTCTTCCCGGCGGTAGTTGGTCATTTCATGGGGTCCGTTAAGCCAGTCGACATATTCCTGACCGTAACGAGCGACCAGGCCAGCTTCGTATTGCTGAGCAACCGTCGACTCTTTGGCGGTGTACTTACCAGCCCCGGCATTGCACGATTTGCACTGCTTATGAGCGTTGCGCTCTTCAAAACGCAACTCAGGGTAAGCGCCGACCGTTTTGAAGTGGCCGCAGTCCCACTGGCCGCCATGCAGATCAGGCGGGTTGGTCTCGCCGCAACTGATGCATGGCAAAGCAGCATCACGAGCGCGGATGTAGGCGTTGAATGCTTTCTGAGCCTGGGCTTTGTAGTAACCGTTAGGTCTGAGCTCAGCCAATCTTGCTTTACGGCGCTGACGCCCCTCCTTCTCGGATTCACGCTGGCGCTTCACCGCCCTGGCCTTCGCCGCTTCCCGGGCTTTTGCTGTCTGTTTTTTGCCGATCGCGCTGGCGCATTCAAAACTGCATACCACCTGCCCCTCCCGGGCAGGATGGAACCATTCGCGGCAGTGGGCGCATTTACGGCGTGCTGGTTTACGCATGTGGCCTCCTTGCTCTCAGGCGTAGCCACTTCTTATCGACCAGGCGGGCGGTATAGTCTTTCAGGGTCGGTATGTCGGAAGGCTTAACTTCGACCTTGCGCTTGCGGCGCGCCGGCACGCGGAAGATGCCGCGATCCATGACCTTAGCGAGCAGACTGTGCATGCGAAGCCCTCCATTCCTGGGCCCATGCAATCCGACTGCTGGACTTCTCGCTGAACTTCACATTGTGCTCGGTGCCGAACCAGTAGATCGCCTCGATCACCTCGACCATGTAGCGCTTGCTGGATTGAGAGGTACGAACGCCGAAGTAGACACGGCCGCCATTGATGCCCGGGGCGGATTTCTGTTCACGCTCCGGGTTTTGCATCTGGCTGACCAGCACAGTGATGAGGTCTTTCCACTCCGCTGGCTCCAGCTTTTCGCCGTGCCAAATCACCTGATCGCTCAGGTCTTTCAAAAGTGGCCACATGAGGCGATTCTGTTTGTCCGTACGGCTTTCTTCGCGCGCCTCGATAATCAGCGGCGATCGGTGGTCTACGGGCAGAGACTGGATGAAGTTGACGACGTTACGCTTAACGTTGTCGTTGATAAGGCAGAATTGTTGCTTCACGCTTCACCTCCACAGAGGTCAAACGCTGAATGCAGAAAATCGCCGGTGGCCTTCGCCATCGGTGACAGGGATTGCTGTAAGGTTTTGTGCGCCATGTGTCCCCACTTGGCGCCGGGGTAAAGTTGTCAGTTGTCCAGACTGACCAAGTAATTATCGCCCGTCACGGGGATAAAAGCAAAATGAGCATATACGAGAAAATCGCTATTTCTTGGCGTTCTGCTCTGCCATCTCAATGTAGCGCGGATCGGAGGCGCGCGGGAGCTGGATACTCTGCTCTCGGTAGTGGCGGACGCGCTCCATGAAGTAGTTTCTCAGGTGCTCTGGCTGCTCTCTGGCGACCACTTCGGCGACAACCGGCATGTTCAGGCGCTCTTTGTAGGCGACGCCGGAGGCTGCGAGATCAACGTTGACTTTGTTCTGCTCTTCTAGGCCTTTGGATGCTATGTTGTAGTTAGACATAAATATCTCTCTTAGGCTCAAGAATGAATAATCAAAAATACATCTATATTGCTGCTTCAGTGATAGTGGCATGCATGTTTGTCATTGTCCCGTCAGATAAAATGGTTAGCGGTCAGTCTCTTGATTTTACATATAAATTCATTTGGAACTTAGGTGTTCCTGATGGGGATATATTTCCTTATGTGCCGAATGTTGGCTTTTTGATTGCCCAGATAATAGGCGTCCTTGCCATTGTGTGGTTGTTAAGTAAGGTAAAAAGATAATCAGCTCAGTTGCATGGCTGGTACATCTTTAGGTTATTAATTACTCGCCGGCGGCGGACTGCCGCGCGCGCTGCGCGGCTTTGCGTTCTGCTGGGGATTTAGGCATCAGTCGTCATCCTCATCCCAATCGTCATCTTCCTCATCCTCGTCGTCATCGCAGGAATCAAGCAGCGGATTCATGCGCCGCCCTACCTGACTGGCGTAGCCGCGGCGACCGAGGTTGTGCAGCACGCCGTAGATTTCGAACATTTCGGTTCGCTCTTCACCAATATCAAGCTCACAGGCCAGCGTGTGGCATTCAGTAGCGAGCGCCGATATCTTCTCAAGCAGTTCGGCCTTATTCACCTTTCACCTCCTGAGAGGCTGCCGGCAGCGGCATCCAGTGGGTGATTTTCTCTGGCTCCCAGCACTGCCAATGACCATACATGGCATGATGAACTCGCTTATACATTCCGTCGAATGTGAGAACAGATACATCATTCTCCGGCATCCGCTCGCTTACCGGAATCCATTTATCCGGCACGGTAACGACGCTCTGCACCGAGTTCAGAGCGGGGGTATCATGCGGGGCGGCTGCGAGCATGGCCTCGCTTTCCGCAATCAGGTTGTGAGGTAGTTGGCATCCTGCATTTTGCATGCCGCGGCCAAATGCCAACCAACGCCGTAGCATGGACGCCGAACCATCCGGAATTACCGGAGGGTTGGCGTGCAGCACCTGCACATTTTCGTCACTCCTGCAGATCGCTTCAGTTCCTGCACTTTTTTTTAATTCCTGCAGCATGGCGGCGCGAAAGGCGTTCCAGGAATCAGCGGCCGCATTTCGCTGGTCTTCATCCCACTGGAATACAGCGTGGTCACGACGCCTGGCGCTGGCAAGAATCTCGATACTGTCCGGAGTAGCCTCTTCCGGCACTACCGGCGCTGGCTGCGCGTGGCGATAGAGCTTAGTCCCGTATGGCATTTGCTGAATGCCGACAAGCGGTCTAATCTCTCGCTCCCCAAAGGCTTCGGGGTCTCCATAAATTGAAACCACTTCTGCCACCGGCTCGCTGTCCATTGCGGCCAGCGCGATGCTGGCCAGTTCGCGAATCTCATCCCCACCAATATCTTCGATGTCATCACGGCATGAAATCTGTGAGAGCCATTCCAGGCGCTCTCTGGTTATGGTTGATTTGGTCATTGGTTGGCTCCTTCTGCTGCCCGGTTAACTATCACGCCGTCATAAATTTCGTTTAGATGACCTCTCAGCTCCATCCGACGCAGTGCTGACAGCATGTAATCGCATTCGACCTGCTTATTGCCGGTGAATGGCTTATCCTCTGCGTTTCCCCAGCAACAGTTTCCCTGTGGCCATCCGTGAACCTTTCGAACCTTTCCATTGACTACATGCAGTAACCCCCAGCCTGGCGGAAGGTCTTCGACAGAGATAATCCCCGGCTCGCTGATAAAGAATCGCCAGTCACCCATGCCAAGCTCCGGGCGCTGACGGAAGCGCTTCTTCCTGTCTGCAAGCAGGTCTGCACGGGAGCACTTCGCCTCTATCAGGCAGGATGCGAAATTCCTGAACCCCATCGCGTCTGGCTGCTCACCGGTACTGGTGACAGCGACAAAGCGATCGTGAAAGCAGACTTTGAAGCCGTTCCGCTTGAGGAATTGATAGGCTATCTGGCAAAGTTCATCGTGTGTCAGTGCCATCACTCAGCCTCCACCTTGATGCCAGCGGCGGCACGTTCAGCCTCGCTTTGTTCCCAAAACCACTTGTGAAGCGCCATAAGCTCTTCATCGAGCGGAGCATATTTGCGGTCGAAATATGCCTGTGCGTCTTTCTCCGCTTCATCAGGCAATTCGCCTGGCCCGAAGAGCGTGTTATAAATCCACGCCAGCCCGTTTTTAGCATCGCCAGTGGCCTGCCATTCGATGATTGCAGCCTGCATAACCAGGATATTTTTCCCGATCAGCAGATCGAGCTGCTGATAGCGCTTACGGATATATTCGTTTTGCGCTTCAAGTTCTGCGTTGCGCCGCTGCGCCTTCTCCAGCGCCTCTTCTTGATCGGTGATGATTTTTGATTTCTCGTCTGACAAGGCCAGCCACCTAATCTCCCGATCTCGACATTTCTCCAGTTTATCTACCAACGATAACGCGATTTTTCGCAGATGGTCTTTACTGCCAATTGCCTGATTTGAAAGCTCAGCGCGCAGTTGAGCCAGCTCTTGCTGCGCCAGTTCGGTGATATCAGTTGTCATGCTGCACGCTCCGCCTTCTGCTTGTTGTATACGGCCCAGCTAAGGGCATCGAGTTTGCGCTGGCCCGCTTTGTCGAAGAGGTGAATGCCGTTTTTGCAGGCATGCTCAGCCTTAACCTGCACCTCAAGTTGAGCGAGTTGCTCATAGGTGAGCGTTGCCAGCTTCAGGCGGTTCCAGCCGAAGTTAGGGATACGGTTGCTCATTCTGATGCTCCCTCACGCAGAGAGTCTGCCAGCCACTGCAAATTCATGATCTGCACGCCGATATTGCTGAACTTCTTCTCCAGGTGAGCGATACCCTTCTCGACCCCGCGCGCCTCGGCTTCGGCTACGATGCGATCGGTGGCGGGGGTTTCAGGCTTAAGTGCGTCCAGAACGGCGTGGATAACCTCTGTTTCGTTTTCAACCCATGACCACTCGGAGGTTTCATTCCAGTCATGATCCATTACTGCGGTTTCCATGAATGCATCGACTGCTTCGGATGGGATTTCCCCCTGGCTAAAAACAGCCTTCAGCGCCACATTCTCCGCAGCCAGCTGCTGGTAAGATTTCGCCAGCTTCAGGAACTTCTGCTCTCTGATCGACAGCTCGCCTGCGCTCTCCAGGGAGGCGATGAGCTCGTTTACTGTTTCGATGTTCATTTTCTTACTCCCGCCAGGCACTGGTTAAAAAGGTTGGTCATTGGGTTTACGCCGTCAGGACGCTGGCGATACTGAACAGACGGATCGCTTTCTGTTACGGCTGTCGTGTCGATCAGGGTGTACCGATAGCTCCTGCACTCACCCTCACGCTTAACCTGG